ATGGACCCTTCGATTGCTCCGGCCTCGCGGGCCGCTGTGGTGACGCCGAACGATAGCGCCATTGTCGGCGCCCGCGCACTTTATATCGGCACGGCCGGCGATGTGGCGATTGCGCCGCGGCGGGACGTGGATCCGGTCGTCTTCAAGAGCGTGCCGGCCGGGACGATCCTTCCCGTGCATGCGGCGATCGTGGCGCTGACCGGGACGACGGCCTCCAACATCATTGCCTTGTTCTGAGCGTCAGACCCTGACCGATGGGCAGGCCGAGCAAGTTCAGCCAAGCGCTGGCGGAAAAAATCTGCGCGCGCATCGCCGACCGGGAAAGCCTGCGCTCGATCTGCCGGGACGAGGACATGCCGGCGAAATCGACGGTGCTGTCCTGGCTGGCGGACGAGGAGAAGGCGGCGTTTCGGGCGCGGTATGCACTGGCGCGCGAGATCATGGCCGACAGCTTCGTCGACGAGATGGTCGAGATCGCCGACAACAGCAGCGACGACTGGATCGAAAAGAAGAATGCGGCCGGCGAGACCACCGGCTGGCAGGAAAACGGCGAGGCGATCCGGCGCTCGCAGCTGCGCATCGCCACCCGCCAATGGGTCGCCGAGAAGCTGCGGCCGAAGAAATATGGCGCCAAGGTCGAGTCCGAACAGAGCGTGACCGGCGAAGTCTCGCAATTGCTGGAGGCGGTCAATGGCAGGACGCGCGGACTTCCAAACGGCGGTTGACCAGTTTTCCGACTGGCGCTGGCGGCTGAACAATCTCTACTGGATCACCGACAAGGCGGGCAGGCGCGTCAGGTTCGAGATGAACGTGATGCAGATGAGCCTTTTCGAGGAGATGCATTATCTCAACGTGCTCCTGAAGGCCCGCCAGCTGGGGCTGACCACCTTCATTCAGATCTTCATGCTCGATGCCTGCGTCTTCAACCGCGATATCAGGGCCGGCACCATCGCCCATACGCTCGGCGACGTGCAGACGATCTTCCGGGACAAGATCAAATATCCCTATGACAATCTGCCCGAAGCCATCCGCAACGCCGTGCCCGTCGTCAGGACCAACCAGAGCGAATTGCTGCTCGCCAACAATTCGAGCATCCGCGTCGGCACGTCGCTGCGTTCGGGAACGCTGCAATATCTGCATATCTCCGAATATGGAAAGCTCTGCGCCAAATTTCCGGACAAGGCGCGGGAAGTCAGGACCGGCGCCTTGAACACGGTGCAGGCCGGCCAGATGGTCTTCGTCGAAAGCACGGCGGAAGGCCAGGAGGGGCATTTTTATGCGCTCTGCGAGGATGCCCAGGTCAAGCAGCGCCAGGCGCTTGAGCTGAGCGAGCTCGACTTCAAATTCCACTTCTTCCCCTGGTGGAAGGAGCCGCAATATTCGATCGCGCCCGAGGGCGTCATCATCAGCGACGCTTTCGTCAAATATTTCCGCCAGCTCGCCGAGCAGGGGATCACGCTGAGGCCGGGGCAGAAGGCCTGGTACGTCAAGAAGGCCGAGATCCAGCTCGGCGATATGAAGCGCGAATATCCATCGACGCCTGATGAAGCTTTTGAGGCGAGTGTCGAAGGCGCTTATTACGCCGACCAGATGGCGATCGCCGACGCCGAGGAGCGCATCGGGGTGTTCCCGCATGTCGAAGGTTACCCGGTCCACACCATCTCCGACATCGGCATGGACGACACCAACAGCGTCTGGCTGTTCCAGGTGCTGCCCGGCCGCGTCAGGATGATCGGCTATTTCGAGCATACCGGCACCGGCATGGACGGCATGCTCGACGAGCTGGAGCGGCGGGCCACCGAGCATGGTTATATCTACGGCGCCCACAACATGCCGCACGACATCAAGGTGCGGGAATGGACGCGCGGCGGCATGACCCGCATCGAAATCATGCTGAAAGAGGTCAAGGCGCGTGGTCTCGGCACGGTGCGCAAGGTTGAGCGCGCCTATGTCCACGACCGCATCAACGGCACGCGGCGCATCCTGGCAAAAGTCGAGTTCGACCAGGCCGGCTGCGCCCAAGGCATCAAATGCCTGCGCAATTACCGCAAGGACTGGGACGAAGATCTCGGCGTCTTCCGCGACGAGCCGCTGCACAACTGGGCCTCGCATGGCGCCGACGCGTTCGGCGGTCTGGCGATCATCTTCACCGGCCTGGCGCCCGAACCGCTGAAGCCCGAGCGTAAGCCGCTGCCGACATTCCAGACGATGACATTCAACGAATTTGCCGATTCCACTCCGAGACATAGCGAGCGTGTTTGATGGAAGACGAGACGATGGCTTTGGAAGGCGGGCAGCACTGGGACCCGGCGAAGGTCGGCGCCCATTGGCAACAGGAGCTCGAACGCGCCCAGCGCTACTTCAAGTCCTGGCACGACCGCTGCGTCAAGATCGAGAAGATCTATCTCGACCAGCAGTCGGACCAGACGAGCGCCGCCAAGCGCCGCTTCCCGATGCTCTGGGCCAATACCGCGGTGCTGCAGCCGGCCGTCTATGCCCGCGTGCCGCAGCCGGTCGTCGAGCGCCGCTTCAAGGATGCCGACCCCGTCGCCCGCATCGCTTCGGAAATTGTCGAACGCAATCTCGCCTATGCCGGCGACGAGGCCGATCTCGATTCGATCATGCGGGCGGTGCGCGACGATTTCCTGCTCTGCGCCCGCGGCACGGTGTGGCTGCGCTACGAGGCCGATTTCGAACCGCTCGACATTGATGTCGCGCCCTCGGAGCCGCCGGCGGAAAACGGCCCGCTCGGTGGATTGGGCGCAGCCCTCGAAACGATCGCCGACGAGCGCGTCTGCGTCGACTATGTCCATTGGTCGGATTTCCTGCATTCGCCGGCCCGCCGCTGGAAGGATGTGACCTGGGTGGCGCGACGCGTGCCGATGACCGGTGAAGAAATGGAAAAGCGCTTCGGCCGTGAGGCGATCGCGTCGGGCGCGGCCGAGGCCGCCGGTGCCCGCAAGGGCGAAAGCCAGGCCGAGCGCGCCGAAAATGAGGGCAAGACCCATGTCTGGGAGATCTGGTGCAAGAGCGAGAACTATACCGTCTGGATCGCCGACGGCTCGCCGGTGGCGCTGGAAGTCTCCGAGCCGCCGCTCGAGCTGACGCATTTCTGGCCTTGCCCGCGCCCGGCCTATGGCACGATGTCGACCAGCTCGCTGATCCCGGTTCCCGACTATGTCTATTACCAGCAGCAATGCGACGAGATCGATCTTCTGACCAGGCGCATCAACAACCTGACCGACCAGCTGCGGCTGAAGGTCTTCTATCCCTCCGGCGACGGGGCGATCTCGCCGGCGATCGAAAAGGCGATGCGGCCCGAAAACGACATGGTGATGGTGCCGATCCCGGAATGGGCTGCTTTCACCGACAAGGGCGGCTCGAAGGCGGTGGTGACGCTGCCGATCGACGAGGTGCAGAAGGTGATCGTCGCCTGCATGGCGGCGCGCAAGCAGCTGATCGAGGACGTCTACCAGATCACCGGCATCTCCGACATCGTCCGCGGTGACACCCAGGCCTCGGAGACGGCGACGGCGCAGCGCATCAAGAGCCAGTGGGGCTCGATCCGCATCCGCGACCGCCAGGCGGAGCTGGCCCGTTTTGCCCGCGACATCATCCGCCTTGCCGGCGAAATCATCTGCGACCAGTTCCAGCCGGAAACGCTGATGCTGGTGAGCGGCATCAAGCTGCCGAGCATGGCCGAGAAGCAGCAGGTTGAAATGCAGATGCAGCAGATGCAGATGGCGGCGCAGCAGGCGGTCATGCGGGCGCAGCAGACCGGTCAGCCGATGCCACCGTCGCCCGAATTGCCGTCGCAGCTGCAACAGATGATGGCGCAGCCGACGATCGACGAGGTGGTGCAGCTCCTGCGCAACGACAGCATTCGCGGCTTCCAGATCGACATCGAAACGGATTCGACGATCGAGCCCGACGAGGACGCCGAAAAGCAGCGGCGCATGGAATTCGTGCAGATGGTCGGCGGCTTCATGCAGCAGGCGGGTGCGATGGCGCAACAATCCCCGATGCTCGTGCCCGTGATGGTCGAGACGCTGCTCTTTGCCGCCCGCGGCTTCCGCGCCGGCCGCCAGCTCGAAAGCATGCTGGAGCAGGTGGGCGCGCAGCTCTCCGAGGCAGCCAGCGCGCCGAAACCGGAGCCGCAGCCGCAGCCTTCGCCCGCCGAGATGCTCAGGCTGAAGACGGCCGAGGTGAAGGCCGGCGCCGAACAGCGGAAAGCCGAGCTTGGCGTGGCGCAAGCCGAGATCGAGCTTCGCGCCACGGTCGAGCAGGCACGCGGCGAGGCGGCGGCGCAGACGATCGACCATATGCGCGCGCGCTATCAATAAGCCCGGGAGCAACAGCATGAGAGAACGTTATTGCCGCGTCTGCGGCGGCTGGCACACGCTCGACGCCTGGCCGCACAACTGCATGCCGGTGAAAAACCTTGCGCAGTCGGACCTGCCGGCGCCGCATTTCGTCAGCGACACGATCGACATCCGGTCGATGCATGATGGCCGGCACTACACTTCGAAAGCCAAGCTGCGCTCCGCCTATCGGGCGGCCGGCGTGGTCGAGATCGGCAATGAGCAGCCGCAGCCGATCGAAAAGCCGAAGACGGACCGAAAGGCGATCCGCAACGAATTGCGGCGGGTCTACGCCGAATACAACGCCTAATGCATGTCGCCCGGAAGTGTGCAGCGGTTCCGGGATAACGACATGCATAAAACAAAGGCCTGAACGGGCATCAATCCCCGAAATAGGAAATCCCCAAGATGGATATGGAAGACCTCAACGAGGCCGGCAACGGCAGCGAAGATTTTGGCGCGGAGAAGCCGGTCAGCGTCCGCGACAGCCTGAAGGCGGCGATCGACACCATCGAAGGCGGGCCGGGCGATCTGCCGGGCCAGCCGCGCGACGGCGAAAACGGCCGCTTCCTGCCCAAGGGGCAGGAGCAGGCCGCTGCTGCGCGGACAGGGCAGACGGCTCCCGAGGCTCGTGGCGCACAGCAGACAGGCGAGATCGACAACCGTCAACAGCCCGTTTCCACCGTCAACCGGGTTCCGCCCGGCTGGTCGGCGGAAGCCAAGGCGCAGTTTTCTAGCCTGCCGAACGAAGTGCAGACAGCGATCGCCAAGCGGGAGCAGGAGGTCGATCGCGGCTTCCGCGTCCTGCAGGATTACAAGGGGCTCGAGGAATTCACCCCGATCGTCCGCCAGGCCGGCATCACCCATGCCGATGTCATGCGCCGGGCGATCGAATGGGAAAACGCGCTGATCCGCGATCCCGTCAACACCGTCCTGCACGTCGCCAAGGTGGCCGGCGTCAATCTTCACGCTCTGGTCAACGGCCGGGCGGGGGAGGCGATGCAGCGCCATGAACAGGCAGGGCCGCAGCCCCAACGCCAGACCGGGCCGATCAATGTCGAGGCCACGGTCGAACATGTTTTGAGGAAGAGGGACACCGAAACTCAGGTCGATGCCTTTCTTTCCGATCCGGCCAATGCGCATGCCGAAGACGTTCTCGACGACATGGTCGCCCTCATCAATGCCGGGCGGGCATCGACACTTCAGGACGCCTACGACGCCGCATGCTGGATGCGCCCGGACATCCGACAGCAGTTGATCAGCCAGACTGCGCCGGCCTTCGTCCACCAGCAGCAAGCCCAGAGGGCCGCAGCGGCAGATCAAGCCCGCCGCGCCTCGCGATCCATTTCTGGCTCTTCCGCCCCGGGCCCGACCCGCGACGCGGCAAGAGGCCAGCCCAGTTCAATCCGAGACTCGCTTCGCGACGCCATGCGCTCCGCGCGCGGTCAAGTCTGATCAAAGGAATGATCAATGCCCATTTCGCCCAACCTCTCTGAAATCGTCACCACGACGCTGCGCAACCGCAGCGGCACGGTCGCCGACGACGTGACGAAGAACAACGGTCTTCTCACCCGTCTCAACAGCCGCGGCCGCAAAAAGCCCGTCTCCGGCGGCCGCACCATCGTCCAGGAGCTGCAGTACCAGGAAAACTCGACCTTCAAGCGCTATTCCGGTTACGATATCCTGAACGTCCAGCCCTCCGACGTCATCACCGCCGCCGAATACGACCTCAAGCAGGCTGCGGTCGCCGTCTCCATGTCCGGCCTCGAACAGCTGCAGAATTCCGGCGAGGATGCGATCCTCGATTTGCTCGAGCAGCGCATCGAGAATGCCGAAACAACGCTGAAGAACAACATCGCGCTCGACTGCTATTCCGACGGCACGGCCGATGGCGGGCGTCAGATCGGTGGCCTGCAGCTCTTGATCTCGACTTCGCCGACCTCCGGCACGGTCGGCGGCATCTCGCGCGCCACCTGGGGCTTCTGGCGCAACCAGAAATTCTCGGCCTCGGCCGATGGCGGCGCGGCGGCCACCAATGCCAACATCCAGAGCTACATGAACCGGCTCTATATGTCCTGCGTGCGCGGCTCCGACGCGCCCGATCTCGTCGTCGCCGACAACAACTTCTTCCGCCTCTACTGGGAATCGCTGCAGGCGATCCAGCGCATCACCTCGGCCGACAAGGGCATGGCCGGCTTCCAGTCGCTGCAATATATGGGCGCCGACGTGATCTTCGACGGCGGCTTCGGCGGCGGCGCGCCTTCCAACCAGATGTTCTTCCTCAACACCCAATACCTGTTCTACCGCCCGCACCGCGACCGCGACATGGCGCCGATCGGTGATGAGCGCATGAACACCAACCAGGATGCCTTCGTCCAGCTGATGGGCTTTGCCGGCAACCTCACCATGAACAACGCCTTCCTGCAGGGCGTGCTGTTCGCCTGATCGAACGAAAGGATCAACATCCATGACCATCGCAACTTCCCAAACCGATCGTCTTGGCGCGAACCCGTTCGTCGTCGAAGGCCCGATCGTTGCCGGCTCCGGCATTCCGGGGCCGAACTTCGCCCTCGGCGCGGTTGCCGGCGGCGAGCGTGAATCCGAATGGGTCTATTGCCAGCTGGTGCTGGCGTCGCAGACGACCCTGCAGCCCGGCCAATGGTTCCAGTGGAGCCGGGATTATGTCGCCTCGCTGCTGACCACGGCCGCCGCCGTCGTCGGCCAGCGCTGCGGCGTCTTTTCGGGGGCTGCTCAGCCGCCGACCATCACCGGCGGCCCGGTCGGTGCCGTGACGCTGCAACCCGGCACCTATTACATCTGGCTGCAGCGCAACGGCCAGGCGCCGGCGCAGGTGGCGACCGCAACGGCGGCCCTCGTCGTTGCCGAAACCACCACCACGGCGGGCCAGGCAAGTGCGCCTGCCTCGGCGACCGTCGGCACCAAGGCGATCGCCAACGTCAACTTTGCAGCCGCCAACCAGACGTTTGCGGCAACGACGGTCAACGGGTCTCCCGTGCTGACGAACCTTTCCGGCCTCAATGCCGGATCCGGTCCGTTCATCGGCGCCGCCGTCGCCTGCACGGGTATTGCGGGCGGCACTACGATTGCTGGCATCAGCTACAGCCCGAACGGCGTCGTCCAGAGCATCACGCTCTCGGCCAATGCCACCGCCAACGGCACCGGCATCACCATCACGGCGACCGGCGTGCTCGAGGCGACGCTGATGCGGCCGTATCTTTCGAAGCTGAACTAAACCATAGCAATCAACGGGCGTTTCGGCGCCCGTTTCGTTGACGTCTTCGTATGTGGCGTGCCCCTCATCCGGCTGCCGCTCACCCCTCCCCAACCCCTCCCCACAAGGGGGAGGGGCTAATATGCCGCACCGCTTTACGCAGCATCATCGTCCCAAACCGTCGAGAGTGACAGCCGACAAGACCTTCCTTTTGATCGCCGTCGGAATGACGGGTTAGCCCCTCCCCCTTGTGGGGAGGGGTTGGGGAGGGGTCTTCACGGACCGCACGACATCACAGCAGCGCCTCAGCGCCCATCCACATCTCCCGCCATCAACAGCGAGCAAACATCATGCCCGACAGCAACACCGGAATTTATGCCTCCTTCAGCCTCGAGCCGGTCGAACAGACCTTCCTGACCGAGAAGGAGGGCCGGCCGATCTTTGCCGACAAGGAATTCGTCCGTATCTTCATCGCAGGCGATAAGCACACCGAAGTTTATCGCGAGGTGACCGACAACGACAAACAGCGTTTTGCCGATGCCTATAAGCGCTTCAAGGACGGCGCTGCCGCCCGCGAGCAACTGACCGGCACGCCGCTTGCGCAATGGCCCTATCTGAAGCCCAGCCAGATCAAGGAGCTGGAGGCGATCAACATCTACACGGTCGAGCAGCTCGCCGCGCTTTCCGACACCGCCAAGCAGAAGGTCGGCATGGGCGCCAACGAGCTGACCGCCGCTGCCCGCGCCTATCTGGCGACGGCAGAGAACTCCAGCGCAGCCTCGGCCTTTGCCGCTGAAAACGAGCGGCTGAAGGGCGAGGTCGGGCGTCTGCAGGAGCAGATGAAGGAGATGGCCCTGCGCTTCGAGGCGATCGAAAAGGACGGCGAGGGCAAGGGCCGTAGCCGGCAAGTGGCCTGACGAAGCGCCGACACAAGCAGCCCCCTCATCCGGCTGCCGCCACCTTCTCCCCGCTGGGGAGAAGAGACTCGCGGCGACGTCTCGACTCCCTCTTCTCCCCTCGGGGAGAAAGGTGCCCGTAGGGCGGATGAGGGGGCTGCACGGCACAACCTTCAAGCGAATTTCACCCACGCCAACCGCTCTGAACCGGAGATCCCCGCATGTCGCTGCTGACCATCATTCAGAACGTCTGCGCGGAGATCGACCTCGATCCGCCGACGGCAGTCATGTCGTCTGCGGATCCGCAGATCATGCAGCTGCGCATCCTTTCCACCCGCGCCGGCCGCGACCTGATGCGGGCGCATGACTGGTCGGCGCTGATGGTGCGGCGACAATTCGAAGCGACGGGTGCTGCCCCCGAGCCAGCCGAGCCGCCTGCCGACTGGGACCGCTTCGCCGCCAATGCGCGCATCTGGAACGTCTCCCGCCTCTCAGCGCTGAACGGCCCGGTGGAGCCGCAGACCTGGCAGCGCCACACCATTCTCAATGCCAATCCGGTGCCGCAGATCTGGCGGATGGCGGCGGGCAGGCTCGACATCTATCCGAATGTTGCAGGGGAGACGATCGAATATGCCTATGTCTCCGGCTTCTGGGTGGCGGTGAACGGTGGCGCGGCCACTGCCGCCAACTGGGCTGGTGACACCGACACAGCGCTCTTTCCCGAAGAGCTGCTCGAACTCTCGCTGATCTGGCGCTGGAAGCGGGCCAAGGGCCTCGATTACGGCGAGGAGCTCGCCTCTTTCGAACGATCCAAGGAAGCCGCCATCGGCGCCGACCGCGCCGCGGGCCCTGTCGACCTTTCGCTGCCGGCGAGAGGACAGACGCCTGAAAATTATTGGCCCGGCACGATCACGGTGACGCCATGACCCGCAGACCTGTCCCCCCGAACGGCCGCACCCGCCGCATTTCGCCCGGCAAAGACTGGATCGCGCCGATCGGCGGCTGGCGAACCGATGTCGAGATGGCCGATATGCCCGAGGACGCCGCCTTCCAGCTCGACAACTTCTTTCCCGAGGCCAACCGCGTGCGCGCCCGCTATGGCTTCCTCGCCTTTGCCACCGGTCTTAACGCCGACGTGCAGACGGTCATTCCCTATTCCGGCGTGAGCAACCGGCTGTTTGCCGCCGCCGGCGACAAGATCTTCGACGTGACAGTGAGCGGTGCGGCCGGCGCGCCTGTCGTCTCCGGCCTCGCCAGCGCTCACTGGTCGGTGCAGCAATATACCAACCCGGCCGGCCAGGAATTCCTGCGTCTCGTCAACGGCCTCGACACGCCGCTGATCTTCAACGGCAGCTCCTGGACGAATAATTTCCTGGTGGGCACGGCGACACTCGCCAGCCAGAATGTCGCAGTCCGCAACACCGCCTATACGCTGAGCTTCTTCGGCACCGGCTCCGTGACGCTCTCCGGCGCCTTCGCCGGCACGCTGAACGGAACGGGCGCCGGCAACCGGGTGTCGCTCACCTTCACCCCGGCGGCCGGCACGCTCACCGTCACCGTGACGGGAACGGTGACCAATGCCCAGCTGGAAAAGGGCTCGGCCGCCACGCCCTATGTCGCCTCGACGATGATAACAGGCATACCGGATGCCTCGCTGCTCAGCGCCGTCACCGCCTATCGCTCGCGCCTGTGGTTCATCGAAAAGAACTCGACGAATGTCTGGTACCTTGCCACCGACGCCGTCAGCGGCACGGCGACGGTTCTGCCCGTTGGCGGCAACATGAAATATGGCGGCACGCTTGTTGCGATCAACGTCTGGACGATTCCGGTTTCCACGGGCCTGCAGCAGTGCCTGGTGCTGATCTCCTCGGAAGGCGAGGTGATCGTCTTCCAGGGTTCCGATCCTTCCAGTGCTTCGAATTGGGGGCTGATCGGCACCTTCAAGCTCGGCCGGCCGCTCGGCACCGATCGGTGCCTGCTGTCGGTCGGCGCCGATCTCGCGATCATGACCACCGATGGCATCGTGCCGATCACCAAGGCGGTGCAGCTCGATCGCGGCGCCACCAGCCTCGGCGCCATTACCGCCAGGATCGGCCCGACATGGCGCGCGACCGTGGCGGCGACCGGCACGACCTCTGAGGAATGGCAGCTTTCGAGCTTCCCGGCGCGGCAGATGGCGATCGTCAATCTGCCGTCCTCCTTCGGCCCCTATCAATATGTGATGAACACCGAGACCGGCGCCTGGTGCCGCTTCGTCGGCATGCCCGCCTCCTGCTGGGCGACATGGCAGGACCGGCTGTTCTTCGGCGCCGCCGACGGCACGCTTTACGAGGCCGAGGTCGGGGCAAACGACAATGGCGCGGCGATCGACGCGCTGATGGTCGGCGCCTGGAGCCGCTTCGGCGACGGGCTCTCGACCAAGCTCTCCAAGCTGATCGGGGTGACGGCCGAGATCGGCGTGTCCACGCTGATGTATGGCGGCATCTCGGTCGACTACCAGACGAAGGTGCCGACAGCGCTTCTGTCGTCCGTCGAGAACAATGCGGCGGCGAAATGGGGAACGGCAATCTGGGGCGTTTCGAAATTCCCCGGCATTTCGCTGGTGCGCAAATTCGCCTCCGCCGGCGGCGCGGGTTCGGCGCTTGCACCGACCATCCGCGCGCTGATCTCCGGCTCGTCAGGCTCGGTCTCGGAAGCCGCCGTTGTCGGCGGCTCGCTGCTTTACGAGAGGGGCGCGCCGATTTGATCGTCTGCGAACCCAGCGCCGAGATCGCCGCCTGGGTGGGCGCGAGGATCGGCGTCACCTTTCACCCGCCCTACACGACGCTTGCCCACGTCGACCGCGGCCGGATCATCGCCGGCTTCGTCTTCAACGTCTGGACCGAGCACGATATCGAGCTCTCGCTTGCCGCCGACCGGCTGTCGCTGACGCTGATGCGCGCCGTCTCCGACTATGTCTTCAACCAGCTCGGCTGCCGCCGCGCCACCTGCCGCACCCGCGCCGACAACAGCAGCGCCCAGAGGCTGCTCGCCAGAGTGGGCGCCGAGCCGGAAGGCCGCCAACGCGGCTATTTCGGCGATTGCGACGGCCTGCTTTACGCCATCACGAAGGAGGATTTTCCCTATGGTCTCCACGCCAAAGGCCCCCAAAGCGCCTGATCCGACCCAGACCGCGGCGGCGCAGACCGCCACCAACGTCGATACCGCCATCGCCAATGCGGGCTTGAGCCACACCAACCAGTACACGCCGGATGGTTCGCTGGAATACAAGGTCAGCGGCTATCAGACGATGACCGACCAGAACGGCAAGACCTATAAGCTGCCGACCTATTCCGCCTTTCAGACCTATTCGCCCGAGAACCAGGCGATCTACGACCAGACACAGCAGACGCAGCTCGGCCTAGCGAGGCTCGCCAACGACCAGACCGCCAAGGTCTCCGGCATCCTCGGCACCAATGTCGACCTCAGCGCCGGCAATGTCGACAAATATGTCAATGATCACTGGCGTTCCGGCTTCGACAACCAATGGAACCGCGACCAGGCGAGCCTCGAGCAGAGCCTGGCCGACAAGGGCATCGCGATGGGCTCGGCGGCTTACGACAACGCCATGCGCGATTTCTCCACCCGCAAGCAGGCCGCCTCCGACCAATATCTCGGCGACATGTATTCGAATGCACAGAATTCGATCCTGACCGAGCGCAACCAGCCGCTGAACGAGATCTCGGCGCTGATGTCCGGCTCGCAGGTCCACCAGCCGAACTATGTCAACACGCCGACGACGCAGCTTCCCACCGTCGACCAGGCCGGCCTGATCAACGAGAACTTCAATCAGAAGATGGGCCTCTACAACCAGCAGCTCGCCCAGTCGAACGCCGCCATGGGCGGCCTCTTCGGCCTCGGCGGCTCGCTGCTCGGTGGCTGGGCAATGAAATCCGACCGGCGGCTGAAGCAAGACATCAGCCGCGTCGGCACTCTGGACAACGGCCTGCCGGTCTACGCCTTCCGCTACAAGGACGGCGGCCCAATGCAGATCGGCCTGATGTCGGATGATGTGCGCGAGATTCACCCCGACGCAGTGTTCGAACATGCAGACGGCTTCGACCGTGTCAACTACGAAAGGGCAGTGGGCTGATGGCATATATTTTCGCCGGCGATACCGGCAAGACGCAGATCGATGTCAAAGACCAGCGCAAGCGGCTGGCCTACGCCATGCTGCAGCAGGGCATGGATGCGAGCCCGGTGCAATCTCCGTGGCAGGGCGCGGCGCGGCTGGCGCAGGCCCTGATGGGTGGGTTGGCGATCAGGCAAGCGGATCAGGAGCAGAAGGCGGCTACAGCTGAAGCTCCCGCTGTGTCGACAGGCGCGCCTTCAACTCCGCCGGCAAAGGCTCCTGGCCTCCTGCCGTCGTTGTTCGGTGTATCGAAAGAGACGGCACCCTACTCGTCGATCCCGAAAAGGAAGCTACCAGGAAATGTCGCCCTTCCAAGAATTTTCTGACCCCGGCAGGGGTCCTGGTCAATTATGGGCGCGATGACGCCAGCGGAGCGTAACTATGACAGAATTGACACCTGAGCAGTTGCAAGCCCTTGCCCGCGCACGGGCCGGGGTGCAGACGAAGCAACTACAAAATCCGACGCCGCAGCTACCTTCCGGGCGTCATCTAACTTATGAGGAGGGGTTGGCGGCTCTTAAAACCGAGGGACTCTATGGCCAGGCCCTAACCGGCCTGAGTGGCGTCGTCGATGGCATTCCCATTGCCGGCCCATATCTCCTCGAGGGCGTGAAAAAGGCAGCGGCTCATCTCCGTCCCCTCATACACGGGGGGGCTTATGAGGATCAGCTCAGGGTTGTGAATGCCCGCGATCGGGAGGCCAAGATTGCGCATCCTAATGTCAACACGATAGGGCAGGTGGCCGGTGCGGTTGGTGGAACTATTCCGGCCGTCGTCGCTGCACCAGAATTATTCGGTGCTGGCGGGGGCAGTATGGTGGCGCGCTCGCTGGTTTCAGGCTTGACCGGCAGCGGCATTGGTGCCGCGGATGCTCACGTGAGGAGTGCCGGCGATCCTGAAAAAACTCGCCGGGGCGCTATTGAGGGGGGCCTGCTTGGATTAGCTGGTCCCTTAGCGGGGGAAGTCATAGGAGCCGGTGTGAAAGCAAGTGCACAGGGCGCAAAGGCTCTCACCCGCGCGCTCCTTGGAGAAGAAGTAGCTTCAAAGCCGGCGCGGGATATACTTGCAGACCTGACAAGGGATGCTCGTAATTGGCTCGCGAAGAACGTTTCTGATGCGGATAAGCTCGCCGCGAATCGTGACCGTTTCGACAAGCTCGGATCTGAAGCGATGCCAGCAGACGTCTCGCCAGAATGGCGCGGCGCCGCCAAGAGCGGTGCAGTCCGGGAATCGACACGCAACAAGGTCGTGGGACCTCTGAATGAGCGCGGCTCCCTGGCAGGTAGTCGCCTTAAGTCGGACTTCGAGACAAGTCTTGGACCCGATCCGGTTCCGTCCATGATCGACAGCGACCTGAAAGCAAGCCAGGCGCAAGTGAACAGTCAGTACCGGCCCGCGGTCGTGGAACAGCCGCCCTACGACTTTACGCCCATTGCGGAGCATCTCGATAGATTGATTCCGTATCGGCGCGGTAGCGAACAGACCGACCTTCTTAACGTTAGAAACATGCTCAATGACTTTGGGAAAGACACCGTCTCTTCCGACTCAGCCATTGCGTACGAAACACGCCGCGCAATCGATCGAATTCTGACGACGGCTAAAGATCCCGAAGTCATTGAGACACTCGGCGGCGTTCGTGGGATGATCGATGAAAGGCTTGCTCGATCTGCCCCCGGCGTGAAGGAGCTTGACGCGCAGTTTGGGGAGTTAGGCCGACAAAGGGAGGGCTTACTGCAGGGGCAGTCTGTTCTCGCCGATGGACCACGCGCCATGCGCCCCGCAGAGCTTCAGGAGAAATTGGTGGCGGGTGCCGAACCGCAGGGTATGCTGATTGGTCCCTCTGCTGAATCAACGCGCATTCGCCAGGGGGCCCTTGGCGAGATCTATCGTGCGGCTGGAACCGAAGGTGGTGATATAAACGCGCTACTCAAGATTATTCGCGGCAAAGGCGACTGGAACGGCGAAAAGCTTGGCATGATGTTCGGACCCGAGAAGGCTGATGCCTCACTCAATGCCCTAGATCGCGAAGCCCTTTTTGCCAACACGAAAAATGGCGTAACCGGCGCAGCTGACACGGCAGGGGAGGCCGGGTTCGAGCAGTATCTCGGCAAGGTTTCCAAGCCACAAGAAGTTCCGACGGAAAAAAGTTGGACCGATCTCGGCCTAACCACGGCTCGACGTCTTGCGCGATCTTTCCTTGAGGCGAATGCAAGCGCCCACGCAGCTCGCGTTGCCGACGAAGTCGCTCCGTTGAGTGTGCTTCGAGGTGAGCAGCGTGATGCGTTAATGGAGGCGCTCATGCGCCTAGGACGCGACCACATCGTCGACCAACAACGCATGGCGCTGATCAACGCATTCGTCCAGGGTGGGGGAAGGGCAGCCTATCCGCTTTTATCAAACGAGAAGAATAAATGATGTCAGCCGCCCTCAAAGGCGATCTGCATCGGTATGGCGACCAGCAGCAATGTTGCGAGTCTGACCATCAAAGCAAGCGCGCCCCCCAAAAGGTAGTTGATGACGCTGAAGTAAATCCCCTCACCGTTCGCGCGCGCGCCTGCTTCCATCCGCGGATTGGCAGCAGGAACACTGCGAAGGGTTTTCAGCTGGTCATCGATTTGTATGCCGCAACCGATATTATACGTTTTGAGGCCTCGCAATCGCGGGGCTTTTCCTTTCGGAGCAAGATAAATGCCCAGAAACCCCTCAACCGGCGTCTATTCGAAACCCGCCGGAACGACACCATCTGTCGGCCAGGTCATTGACCCGGCACCTTGGAACGCGCTGACCACCGACCTCGGCAACGAAATCACCAACTCGCTGCCGCGCGACGGCTCGGCGCCGATGACCGCGCCACTCAAAGTGGCAAGCGGTACGGTTTCGGCGCCCGGCATCGGCTTCGCCACCAACCCTCAGACAGGCCTTTATCTGAAGGGCGGCGGGCTCTTAGGGTTCACGCAGAACGGCGCCGACGTCGGGTTCGATAAGGCGTCGGTTTATGCGGCGAAGTCAGGCGATTACACGGCGCTTGCGTCAGACGAAAACGCGGTTCATCGCTTCACCGCAGCAGCGACGCTCACCCTCAGCGCAGCGGCAACGCTCGGCGCAAACTGGCACTATTGCGTCATTGCCGATGGTGGCGACGTGACGATTGATCCCACCGGCTCGGAGACGATCGATGGCGCGGCCACGCTTGTCCTCAAGAACGGCTATAGCGTCAACATCATATGTTCGGGTGCCGCCCTCTTCACCGATAAGCTTTCCGCCAGGATCCAGAGTAAAGCCGACAGTTCGGCCGTAGGCGATTTCGTTGTCGGCCTCATCCTTTCCAATAACGGTAACAGCCCGAACACCCATATCGACTTCACCTCCGGCTCGGCCAGGTCAGGGTCGAGCTTCGTTTCCAGCGCGGCGTCATTCACCAAAAGGGTGACGGGAACATTTACAGCCGGAACGGGCGCGGGCGGCCTCGATGCCGGCGCCGTCGCGGCAAATGCGACATACTTCGCCTATGCGTTGCGCAAGGACGCCGACCTGTCTTTCGACGTGGTTTTCTCGACCTCGTCAACCATCGGCGGCATCACCACGACACTGCTCACCGGCTATACCATTGTGAGATGCATCGGCGTTGTGCTGACGGACGGAAGTTCGAACATTCGGCCGTTTGTTCTGTATCCACGTGACGAATATACCTTCGTGACGCCGGCCAAGGATGCGGTCAGTGCCGCTATCTCTACGACCTCGACCCTTCTGGCGCTAACAGTGCCAAATGGGGTGAAAGTCAAAGCGAAGCTGCGTTTCGAGTTCACATCGTCGGCAACGACTAACGCGGCTCTGCTATCCGATCCTGCACAAGGTGCGCTTGTTGCCGGCCTCGGCAATGACGGCGCCAACGTCGGCTCTATCCAGGTAGCGAGCGGTTACGCAGTGGGATCACAGGAGATATATACAAATACAAGTCGGCAAATTCGCATGGTATTGGGCGGCTCTACCGGCAGCATCTGGATCTGGACCGATGGTTTCCATTTCCCCTGCGGAAGGGGCTCTTGAATAAGCTCCACACCTGTGTTTGACATGCTGCCATCACGCCAGGAGTAGAAATGGCACAGGTCGACAAAGCATCGTATCGTAATCGAGGCGGCGTAATCCAGCGGCTCGTCACTGCTTATAAGCGCTTCCGCTACTTCACAGCGGCTGGCGAAAATCTCGTGGTGAAGCCCAGCGCCGAGTTTCGCCTGGTCGGTCATGCCGTCCTTGAGGTTGGCGATAACGTCACCATCCAAGACCAGTCGTTCTTCCAACTTACAATGCCAGAGCCCAAAGTCTTCATCGGCAACAACACCGTAATCGGCCGGCGCAACATCATCACGGCGAAAAACCGGATATCAATTGGCAATGATGTCCTGATCGGCTCAGATGTCCAGATCATCGATCACAGCCACGGTATCAGACGAGACGTTCCAATCAGGCTTCAAAAGGCCGAAATCGGCTTTGTCGAAATTGGTGATGATGTCTGGATTGGTGCGGGCGCCAAAATATTGATGAACGTTACGATAGGGACGGGAGCCGTGATCGGAGCAAACTCCGTCGTTACGACCGATATTCCCGACTATGCAATCGCCGTTGGCTCGCCGGCGAAAGTCGTTAAATACCGCGTCTAATCAGATGTGATAGTACGTGGCGTAGTATCGGGGCGGTGCTGCTTCAAGCATTGGAGACTTAGCCAATGGTAGGCCACCCGAAGTAGGTAACGCGATCGCTGCCGCAGGAATCGCTGCCGTCAGCACCTTTGAGGGGCTACGCACCGTCGCGTATGGCGATCCCATCCCGTTCTTCCAAGCGGCGTCTTGCCTCCAACTGCTCCATCGTTGCTTTGGCACGGCGAGCGGCGGCATGGCACGGCTTTTCGATCCATCGGTAGAACGGATAGACGAGCGCCAGCGACAGGGCGCAAACGACGATCGGCGTCGTTACGAACCATCCAATCGCCCCGGCCGCAATCACGTGGACGAGATAAATTGAAAAACAGGCGCCACCGATGGCCTCCAAGGCATGGATAGGGCCTTTTTCAGAGGCGTTCCTGATCTCCGCCAAAATCCAACAACCGGCGAGTGCCGAGAACGGCACCATGGTGAGGTAAAAGCCAGCGGCGGAGTTCATCGTCGCCCAATAAAGAGCGGACGCAGTTGCGGCAGTCCCGGCGCGCCAGCTCCAGACATTGCCTGGCAGCTTCAGACGATGGAGATTTTCGGCGAGGTAGCAGCCGAGGAGCCATGCGGGGAGCCCGACGACCCAATTGAGTTGTGGCCCGTAGGCTTTGGCGTTTCCGTATTGGTCAGAGCCAACGCCTATCGCCACACCATATGAGGCCAGGACAGATGCCGCGATGAGCAGGGGCCAACCGATCCGGCGAGAGGTGGCTAGGATAAGCGGATACAGGCAGTAGTAAACGGCCTCGCAAACGACGGACCAGAGAATATAGCCGTCGATCGGATTATAGGCTCGCATCCCCAGCGATTGCGCCAAGATGAACGCTGCGGCGGCTGGCGGCACTATCCGAATAAAGCGGCCGGCAAGAAATGGCCCGACTTGAAGCATGCGGGTCCGGTACGGGTAATGGATGCAGAAGCCGGAAACCACAAAGAAGGCAATCACCGCCGGATGGCCTGTGAACAGGTATTTCGAAAGTCCGGGCATCGAGGGGCCAAGAAGATGCGCGAATACAACAGACAGGGCGGCAACCGCTCTGACGGTATCGATACCTTCGACTTTACCCGAATTTTGAAGTGAACGCATGCGGCCAAGTAACCTCGGCGCGAACACTTTATCAAGAGACAACTATTAGTGTACTTGTGAGTACTCTAATAAGCCGCCGACGCTGAGGCAAAAATCCCATGAAATTGATCCGCAACAAGCGCCGCGTGCTCACGTGGTCGCTGTCCATGTGGTGCGTCTATTTGGCAGGCTTGTTCGAGCTGCTGCCGTATGTCGTGCCGTACCTCGATGACTTCATTCCGAAATGGCTGTCGATCGCCATCCTTCTGATGTCCCCGATCGCGCGCATCATTCATCAGGAGAATCTCAAAGATGAACAGGCTCAAGAAAGGTAGCGCCGCTGCCGCGATGGCCGTTGCATTGGTCGGAAGCTTCGAAGGGCTCCGGCAGCACGCCTATCCGGATCCGGCCACTCAAGGCCAGCCGTGGACGATCTGCTACGGCAGCACCAACGGTGTGAAGCCGGGTGACTATAAGACGGTGGGAGAGTGCAAGGCGCTGCTTTCGCTCGAGCTGCAGCAGTATGCCAATGGCATAGAGCGGTGCGTGACGGCCCCGCTTCCGGATGCCCGCTTCGTGGCGCTGACCTCCTTTGCCTATAATGTCGGCGTGAGGGCGGCCTGCGGCTCGAGCGCGGTGAAGCTCATCAATCAGGGCCGGACGGCCGAGGGCTGTGAGGCTCTCCTTAAATGGAACCGCGCCGCCGGCATCACCTTTCCCGGCCTGACGCGCCGCCGGCAGAAGGAGCGCGCCTTCTGCCTGGAGGGCATCTGATGTTCGGCCTTCTCGACGCGCTGAAGATGGGTGCCGGCATCGCCGCAGGCCTCGTGCTCTATCACCTCTATGCGGTCTCGATCGGCTACCCCTCGGCGGCGCGTCAAGCGCGCGCCGGCTACGTCCTTATGTCCGAAAAGACCGCGGCCGAAGCCAGGGCGGCCGAGATGGAGCGCCAGCGCGATGCAGCGGCCGGCGCCGGCGAGGAGCACCGCAAGCGCCTGGAGGCCGCCAAGGCCGCCGAGCAGGACGCCAGAAACACATTGGAAAACGAGATCCGATCCTATGAACTCGAGCTTTCGCAAAAGAACCGCGCTTGCGCTGTCACTGCTGCTGACCGTGACTGGCTGCTCCGCCACTGAGCGCCTGAACAAGGCGGCGGTCGCGAGCGGGCAGGCGGCAGCGGGCATCGTGCTGCCGCCGCTGCCAGACGATCTCAGAAAGCAGGAAGCGCATGCGCCCGTCCTTGAAGGCGAGCCGCTGATTGCGATCCTCGCCCGCGAGCGCCAGGCGCTCGACCGCGCCAACGCCCGCCAGGAGCGCAGCGTCAAATTCTATGATGACCTCACCAGCCGATACGGAACACGCCGATGATGAATGCCATTTCGCTCGCCCTTGCCAATCCGATGCTGAACGGCGCGGGCGGCAGCGCCGGGGACCCCGACCGCTACATGTTCTTCGCCACCCGCAACCGCATGCCGTCGGGCGCGATCGTCACCGCCGCCTCCGGCACGAATTATGTCTGCACCAAGATCGTCGTCAACACGCCGCAATATAAGACGCGGACCTTCCGCTTCCATCTTTCCGGCTTCGCCTCGACGGAAGGCGGAAATTCGCCGCAGGAAACCGTCGTCACCGGCACGATCGGCACGCCGGGCAATTCCGTGGTCGCCGACGCCATGTTCGTCCGCGTCGCCGGCGTCTTCTACCGGTGCACCTTCGCCGGGCTCGACACGGTAACCGTCGCCGACCAGACGAACGGCGCCTGGACGGACGAGCTGACCATTCCTGACGTGGCGCCGGAAAGCGAAATCGAAATCTGGCTGTTTTATCACACCGCCGTCGGCGAGAAGATCTGGCCGGTTTATCGCATGCAGAAACATCGCGGCGAACGCGTCTGGGGCGCCGGCGATCTCGCCTCGCTGCTTGCCTTCAAGGATAGCCCGCTCGCCGACAGCACCGCCAGCCTCGATACCGGCTACGGCACGCAGGCGCAGCCGCAATATTGGGGGGCCGATTTCATGGTCGCCAAGGGCGACTGGGATGGAAGGCCGGTCGCGCTGGCTTTCGTCGACAGCATCGGCGAGGCGCGCCAGGAATATTCGTCCGCAGCCGATACGCGCGGCAATCTCGGCTGGCTGCGCCGCTGGCTCGATAGGGATGGTGGCCCGGGCCGCATTCCCCATTGCCTGATCGGCATGCCGGGTGCCGGTTCCGTCCGGGAATATACCGGCAGCGGCTCCTCGATCGCGACCAGGCGCCGAGACATCATCCGCGAAATCATCGCCTTCAACGGCAATAAATGGCCGTTCACGGTCATAACAAACCAGATGGGGCAGAACGACACGGCCTCGACCTATACGCAGTTCTTCACCACCAATTACCGCTCCCTGGTCACCCGCCTGCGCGCCGAATATGCCGGCGTCAGAATCGTTGCCTTCCCGCCGCTCGGGCGGACGACCGTCACACGCAACATCACGCTGACCTCGGTCGGCACGGTCGCCACGGCGACCATCGCAAGCGGCCTCAACGGACTTGCGACAGGCCAGACCGTCAGTATCTCGGGAGCAACGCCGACCGCTTACAATGGAAGCTATGTAATATCGGTCGTCGACGCCAACACCTTCACCTACAGTTTCGCCGGCGGCACTTCGCCGGCGACCGGGACCATCACCTGCAACGATCTCGGCCTCAGGGCCGAGTATCAGGTCTATGGAACCAACAACAGCTGGCCCTCGGACGGAACGGACGCTTCGGGCAAATGGCGGCTTCGCGACGATATCCTTGCGCAGACATCGGCTTGTTGCGACGCGGCAATCGATACCTACGCAGCCTGGGTCTCCCCCTCGAGAGGCGGCGTCTGGCCCGGCATGCTGGAGCTTGCGAGCACGACTTTGACCGCGCAGGCTGGAACTGACGGCGTTACCACCTACAACCAGATCGTCGTCGCCGATGCGAGCATCTTCAGGCCGGAACAGACGCTGCACATCTATTCCGGTCCGGACGGCCTGGCGCGCCTGAGCACGCAGGTCGTCGCCAGCATCGCCGGCAACGTCATCACCTATCAAGGCGTGAGCGCCGTCGTCATGCCTGTGGGCTCAGTGGTGCGTCCGGCGCCGTCCGTCGGCGAGCTTTCGCCGGTCTCCTTCATCCACCCGCAGCCGATCATGATCGACCAGATTTCGAACGGCATTGCCCAGTCCGAGAAGCTGAAATTCAATTCCTGAGGTGGCCCGATATGACATCCAACGACGATATCCTGCGCGCCCTCGGGCGCGTCGAGGGAAGGCTGACCGGCATCGAGGAGAACGTCGCGCTACTGCGCCAGGAAATGGGCGACGAAAAAGCCAATGCCCATGAGAGCCGCGCCGTGATCCACAAGCGGCTCGACGAACAGGCAAGGCAGATCGCCCATCTCGACACCAGGGTGGCGATGACAGGCGGAGCCGATGCGCAGATCCGCGCCGAGATCGTGACGCTCAAGGAAACCGTCGTGAAGAACCAGGAGACGGTCGGCCCGGCGCTGGAAGAATGGAAACGGATGAAATCGATCGGCTATGGCATCTCGGGGCTGATTGCCTTCGCCGGGCTGACGACGGGCGGGGTCATTGCCTATGCCAGTGATGGGGCGGTGGCGGCGCTCAGGCATTGGCTGAAGATCAGTTGAGCGGTGCGCCATCTTTGCGCTGTTCGGCCCGGCAAGTCATATGCAGCAAAACGGCGCCAGCGCGGCTGATATATTGCCGCCTCCGACGCCTTACTTAAAATTAGACTTTACTAACGAACAAAACCGCCGCCTGTTTGTTATCCTCTTCAAGGAGGAAACGGACATGAAGAGCATGAGCAACCGCCAAGTTCGCGTTCCCGGCCCCCGGGAGCATGACGTTGCCGAGCATTGCCGCAAGTTCGGGATTGGCCCGGCGGAGGAGAAGAAGCTGAAAAAGCTGCTCGGGTCTCACGCGCCGCTGCATGAGATCCGGGCCAATGCGCCGCCGCCCCAGCCGAAATGGCGATAA